CATGATCAGACCAAATTGGCGGTAGCTGTTGGGCTGCGTGTTGCTGGCATTCTCCGGGAGCTTCAACGCCTTGGTGCCCGAACGTACATCGGGGGTGGCCCAAACTGGCACGCCCTGCGCGCCGATGGTCAGCACCTGCCCGGCTTGGCCCACGGGCAAGGCCACCAGCTGATTGCCATCGAAGTAGATGACTTCGCCGGGTAGGCTCGACACCCCTTGGGTGCCTTGGGCAAACAGATCCCAAGACGGGGAATTGGTGTGCGGTGCCACGCCCGACGTGGCATCTGCCAGGCAGACAAAGCTATCGCCGTTGTAGCCCACCACATCCTGGCGGGCATAGGTGGCGCTGGCGTCATATGCGCCGCGCCAGGTAAAGGCAATCTTGCCCAGAGAAACGGTTCCCATGAACAGTCCTTGAAGAATGGTATTTGGAAGGATTCAGAACAAGATCGGCGACGGGGCAAAGCGATGGTCGCTGTCGTCGTCGCCCGTTTGGCCATAGCTGCCGTAACCCGTAGACATCACCTGGCCATCGCGGGTGAGGAAGTGGTAAGCACCGTAGTGGTACTCGCCACCATCGCCACAGCCCATCACGCCAGAGCGCGAGAAATCGACAATGGGCCGGTCAATCAGCACAAAGCGTGAAGGCGTATTCGAAGAATCGGCGTAGCCGTTCCCGCACTGTCCCGCACCGCCCATGCCCCAACCCACCGCTTTGCCGTCGGCACGCAATGCCATGGCCGATGAACCATAGCTGCTGCCATACATGCGCAGCTTGGTGACTTGCGTGAGGAAGTCGCCGCCGATGGTGGCCCAAGTGGTGCGGTCACTGCCGCCGCCAATCTGATAGTTGTTGTTACCGGTGTGACGGACGGTGCCGTCCTGCATCAGCGCCAAGGTGCGACCGTACCCCCCAGATACCGCATACGCATCGGCCACGCCATCGAGCACTTTGTATGGGAACAGGGCGTGGCCCGTCCAGATGGTCCCGGTGTAGCCCGTGCCCCAAATACCAGAGGTCTGACCCTCGTCATGGCCCCAGCGATACAGCGCTCCATCTTCCAAGAGCACGCCATAGCTGCGGTAATACTGGCTGCCTGCCACCCAATGGGCGTCGGACTCGGAGCAGAACACTTTTTTAACCCGCTTCTCGGTACCCCAAGGCATCCAGAGACGGTGCGTGTACTGGTCGCTGCCAAATCCGCAGGAGTTGGCTTCGCCGGCCACCCAGAGTTTGCCGGCTGTATCGATCAGATAGCTGGCGGCATAAGTGCCACCCGACAGAAACACCGCCTTGATGGGCGTATCGACGGTGAATGGCACCAGTTGCGGCGAGGTCACCACCGAGGTGTGACCCAGACCCAAACTGCCCTGCTGGTTGTTGCCCCATACATAGACCCGACCCTGAGCGTCCAGACAAGCCAGCATGCGGTAGCCGTACCAGTCATGACCAGTGATGACTTGCTTGACCATCGCATTGGCAGGCAATTGCCCCACACCATTGACACGTCGCGGCACTGCATTGGCGCTCGCCGTCGGGGATCCATAGCCACTGTTACCCCCGGCGTGCCAGAGCCCGCCCTCGGCATCGATGAAGAAGGTGTCATCCCACACGCAATTCACGGACACGATGCGTGGCGTGCCGGGTGGAAATGCCACCCGCGCCGGGAAAGTGCGACTGATATCCCCCGTATTACCGGTACCCTGTTGGCCATAAATAGCCCGTCCCCATGCCCGGACCGAACCATCATTCATGATGGCTGCCATGAAGTAGTTGGCGCTGTGATAGTCCGCTGCTGCCCGATCGGTGTTCATGAGTGCGGTGGCAATCGTGCCATTGCGATCGGCCATGAAGCGGAATTCCACGCCGTCTGTGCCGTTGGAATGCAGCACCATGCTGCCAATACCGCCCACGGACACACCACCGGTCAGCAAATGCCCCTTGAGAATCGCGTCCTGCTGACCCAAGGCAAAGGGCTGCGGCTGGCCATGGCGGATCACCCAGGCGCCCCCGTCTTTGAGCACCACATCGCCATCGCGGTAGCTGAGGTAAGACGAATAAATGCCGCACCATCGATAGCCGAGCGCCGAGATGTCGAGATTCACAGCTGCACCTCCAGCGCGTTGCTCTGCACGGCAAAGCTCACGCCTTCCGAGATCGTCCAGGTGGAGAAGTCGCTGCTATCAAACGCTTCCTCGCGCCCTTCGGTCAGCAACAGCTCCGAGCCGTCACTGGACAGATGAAACCCATAGAAGCGCGGTAACGCAGCGGTGTGGACCAGCTCATACCCGGATTCATCGGCCTTGACCTTCAGGAGCATGCCCCGTGCGCCCGTCAGCACATCGGGCAAACCCACCGCCATCAGCCGGGTGATGACCTGCTGCAGCACATCTTCGGCATCGACCAGGATCTGATTGCCGCTGCTCTGCACCACTTCTAATACGGTATTCGCATCGGTGACGCCTTGGCTGGCCGCAGACTGGGCACGGTCAGCTTCGCTGGCGGCCAGTTCGGCGGAGGTCAGCGCGTCCTGTGCGGCTGTCTGGCTTTGCGTGAGGATGCCGATTGCTGCCACATTGATACGCACATCCGCATCGTTCAGAAGCTTGGAGACCGTGGCGACCACGCCGCCTTCGGTGGTCACGGTTTGCAGCGCCGTGCCGTGCACGACGGCATGCAACAACGCACTGTCAGTCGCCACCTGCGTGACGGCATTGTGTAAATCGGTTTGAAGACTCATGGTGAATTGGTCCGGGATCAGATTTCAGCAGGCAGGGAAAGAGGTAAGCGCACCGGCAAGGTGATGTGCACCAGCTGATGCAGTTCACTGCCCATGGCAAAGAGGTCTTGCGCATCGAGCTCCAGCAGCAGGTTGAGCGCGCCTTCATCGAGCGTCGGACGCTCACGGATCTCCAGCTCACCCTTGACCTCCCAGCGTCGCGCCGACAACAAGCGGGCTTCAAACTGGCGGGTAAAGCGTGCTTCATGCGGCAAGAGCCCGAGACCACCCAGCAAGGTGATTTCGAACCACTGGCCACCCTCGTCGGCGTGATACTTGTACCAAGCTTCGAAGAGCGCAAATTGGGTTTCAAGGAACAGCCAGCGCACGGTGATGCGCGTGGGTGTTTGCCGAAATCGACGCCGTTGACGCGCAGGACCCGACTCCATGTCAGTGCGCAGCACGGCTTCTTGCGGTGTCAGGCCATAGCCTTCGACCGAAGGCAGCGGCAGTGTGGTGGGCCAGGTGATGTTCATCCAAGTCTCCTCATCGCATCGCTCCAGCGGCGGGGTTCAAGCCGTAACGGCGCTCCAAGGTCGGTGCCAGTCCTGAACCTTGGGAGATCGATCGGGCCATGCGCGCTTCCATCTGTTCGACGATCACGTCCAGCCGCGTGCTGCCATCGGGCTGCTGTTGTTGCTCGACCCGGGTTTCGACACCACTGGCGCGGTTGATCACATTCACTTCCACATTCACCTGGGGTTTGGCAGCCACCGCACCGCCCAAGGCACGTAACTGACCCGGCGTGAACACCGCTTCACCCTGGCGGGCAATGATGGGCACTTCACCCGAAAGCAGGCCACCGGTGTGAAACCGCCGCGCCCCGGCGAATACATCACCACCGACCTGCCGGGATGGCAGCCCATCGGTACCCAAGAGACCACCGTTGTGCGCGATGTTGGCGTTCACGCCCATCAAGTCCCCGGACCCCAAGGGCAGCGCATTACTGGCAGCCGGTGTGAACAGGCTCATGGCCCAGTTCGCCAGCGGCAAGGTGATTGCGCGTTGAATCTGAATGCGGATCAGGTCGCTGATGATGGAGTTGGCCAGACTGTTGAAATCCAGCTTGCCGGTCATCACGAACTGGGTAAGCGCATCCTCCATGGACTTGAAAGCACCGGTCACCGCCCGTTCAGCCTGCTTGGCCGCGTTGGTGGCGTCTTCGATGTAGGTGCGCAGCGCGGACTTGGCGCCGAATTCGGTAGAGCGCTGGTAGTCGGCATTCGCGCGGACCAGACTCTCGATGATCGGCAACTGCCGCGCCAATGCATCGTTGATGGCTTCAATCGTTTGCGCTCGCAAATCGCCATCCTGGATCTGGCTGGCTTCTTTGCGTGCAGCAGCGGCAGCTTTCTCCAGCTCGGCGCGGGTTTGCAGGACCGTTCGTTCGGTGTTGGACAGATCCAGCATCTCGCGCTGCAGCTGCACCCCCTCGATTCGCTGGCGGTTGCCACCGATCAGGGTCTCGACGATCTTGCGGGCGTTGGCTTCTTCTTTTTCGTAAGCCTCGGAGGCTTTGTCTTTTTCCTTTTGGCGCTCAATGGCTTCGAGCACCTGGATGTATTTCTCCGCTTCGACGGACACGCCCTTGTAGCCCTTGGCTTCGATCTGCAAGGCACGCGCGCGCAGTTCTGCGGATTCGCCCTCCTGAACCCGCGTCAGGCGCGAGCGCAGTTGGTTAAGAAAGATCTCGCCCTCATTGATTTTTTCTGCTGGCTTGGGTTTTTCGAAGCCGGAGAGGTCGAGGCTGGGACGCGGCTTGCGTGGCAGCGTGGGCAGAAACTTGTCATAGATCGCCTGGACCTCCTTGGCCTGCGCCTCGGTGTCCAGCACGAACTTTTGGCCCATGACGCGCACGGTACGGCGCTGTTCATCAAAGAACTTGGCCACCCGGTCCGCATAACCGGGGCTCTGGTTTATGTTGAACAGTCGGTCGTTCGCCGCGCGCACGTAGTCATCGCGCGCACCCTGCAGCTTGGCGATTTCGGCATCGATGAGCTTGGGGTCATAGCCCATCGACTTCATCGACCCTAAAAGATCCGTCTTGAACCAGGTCTCGATGTCCTTGCCCACCACCGACAGGCTGTCGAAGGGCTGGGCAATGACGCGTTTCAAGAGCACCGCCGACTCGGCGATAAAGGCCAGGCCCGAGGCGACCGATTCAAGGAATGCGAGCGTCGCTTCCCGATTGGCCGTGATGCGCTGCAGCTCGTTGCTGAAACTACCCGTCTCGGTCTGCGCCAGGATCACCTGCTCGGTGAACTCAGCCAGGATGGGAATGACGGCAGCACCGATCTGGCGCTGCACGCCTTCGAAGATGGCGGACAGGCGCGTGAGGTTGTCGTTGAAGACTTCCGAGGCCCGCGCCACGTCTTCAGACATGACCAAGCCTAGGCGCTGCGCTTCTTCCATCAACGCCGAAATGCCTTCACGCCCCTGGTTCAGGAACGGAATGATGGCCAGGCCTTCCTTGCCGAATAGTTTGACCGCCAGTGCGGCTTTGTCAGCGCCATCGGGCATTCGGGCAAATTTATCGGCCAAGTCGAGCAGCACAGCTTCGGTCGGGCGAATCTGACCGTGGGCGTCAGTAGCCGACACCCCCAGGGCCTTCAAGGCAGCACTGCCCTCTTCACCATTGACCTGGGTATCGAACATCGCCACCGACAGCTTTTGCAGGGCCTTGGTCAACCCTTCGGTGGTCACGTCCGAGAGCTTGGCCGCGTAGTCAAGCGCGGTCAGGGCTTCGACCGAGACACCGGTCTTTTGCGAAAGCTTGAAGAACTCATCGCCCACACGCGCCACCGGCATGACCAGTGCTGTGATGCCCATACCCAGTGCGGCGATGCTGGCGCCAGCGATGAGACCGGCGGGACCGAGTTTGCCGAGGACTGAACCCAACAGGCCCAGACGTTCAGTCGCAGCTTCCAGTTGAAACTTGGCGTCGTTGGCCGCTGACGACAGCAGTTTCAAACCACTGGACGCCGGAGTGGCCGCTGACTCGATTTTTTTGAGCGAACGCTCCCCCTTTTCACCGATCTCGGACAGCTCGGCTTTGACCTTGCCGCCGTCGACCACGGACAGGCGGATGGAGAGGTTGCGTTCAGCCATGGAAGGAAATCAATCGCCAGGGTTATTCGTTTTGCTCAAAGGTGCTCATCAGGCCCGCCTCGACCGCTGGGAAGAGATCGATCGCCGTGGCCTTGTCCAGTCCGGTGCTTTCGCAAGCCAACATCCAGGCGTTCAGATCCAGCCCGATCACCCGACCCTGGGCCATGCGCAA